GGTTACTAGTGTTGGTGGAACTGGTACGGTTCAGGGGCTTACTCTGTCTGGCACGGTGACTAGCTCTGGCAACCTCACTCTTGGCGGGTCTTTGTCGGATGTGGACCTTACTTCTCAGGTTACGGGCAACCTCCCTCTTGCTAACGGCGGTACTGGCGCATCACTTGCTGACCCAGATGCAGACCGTATATTCTTCTGGGACGACTCCGTCGGATCGACTGCATTCCTTACTGTAGGTTCTGGGCTTGAGATTTCAGGCACTACTCTCTCTTCTACGGCCGCAGGCGGTACGGTTACTAGCGTTGATGTTTCGGGCGGCACTACGGGCCTGACTGCGTCAGGCGGTCCTGTCACTACTTCTGGCACAATTACTCTTGCGGGTACTTTGGCTGTCGCTAACGGCGGTACAGGCTTAACGGCTTTGGGTAGTGCAAACCAAGTGCTTGCCGTAAACGGAGCAGGGACAGCCTTAGAGTACACTAGCGGCTCCGCAGGGTCGGTAACCTCAGTTGATGTTTCTGGGGGCACTACAGGTTTGACTACTACCGGCGGTCCGATTACTGGTTCGGGAACCATTACCCTAACTGGAACTCTGGCTGTTGCTAACGGCGGCACAGGCGTCACCTCGTCCACCGGAACGGGTTCGGTTGTTTTAAGCACTAGCCCCACGCTAACTACACCTAATCTTGGCACGCCTTCAGCGGCTACCCTGACAAACGCTAGTGGGCTACCTATTGTTGCGGGAACTACGGGTACTTTGTCTGTAGCTAGAGGCGGCACAGGTGCTACATCACTTACGTCTAATAACGTCCTGCTAGGCAACGGAACCTCTGCACCACAAACAGTAGCCCCCGGCACCTCGGGTAACGTCTTAACCTCCAACGGCTCAACGTGGCAATCTACCGCACCTTCTGCCGGTAGCGGAACTAGGATATATATAACGTCCGTGACCCTTGGCTCTGCTGCGGCGACAATAACCATAGACAACGCTGCGTTTGGTAGTTCTACATACGACTACCTAATACTTGAGGCAAAAAACCTTAAAAATGCGGGCGGTTCGGCAACAGGTATTAAGTTTAACTACCGTAGTGGGGGGTCAAACCAAACAGCAAGCAACTACGATGTGGTTAAGCTTCTAATTGACGGCAGCTTGGTCAGTGGCGTTGATAGCAACACTTCGTCCGCTACAATCTCCGGTTTTAATTATTTTGCAAATTACGAAGCTTACCTCCAGATGGATATATACCACCAATCAACGGGCTTCCCAATGATTAGTAGGGGCGGAAGTTTTACGTCAACGGGCGTTGCGACTCAGCAGTTTTCCCATCTCAGTTCGTATGATGCAGGGATTGGAAGTATTGGGGGTATTCAACTTGCGACCACTAACGGATTCAACTTTGCCGCAGGCAGTAAACTCACACTTTACGGCGTTAAAAATTCATAGGACTAGACCATGACACGTTATCACGCAACACCAGAAGGCAACGTCCCCTTTAGTCCTGAAGAAGAAGCAGAGTGGGACGCAAAAGTAGCCGAATACGAAGCAGGTGCGGACGCCCGTGCAGCGGAAGCAATCAGAACCAAACGCGACAAGCTACTAGCTGAAACTGATTGGGTGACTGTAAAAGCAGTAGATCAGAACGCCCAAGATAGCTTAGGTATTCAAGTACCGCAGGTGTGGTTAGACTACCGCCAAGCGCTTAGGGACATCACCGAGCAAGCAGGGTTCCCAAACGAAGTTACTTGGCCTGTAGCACCGTAATAGCTAAGCAGTAGGAGTACCCATGAGATGAACGACGTAGAGCTAGAAGCGATGATACAGCGTGCTGCGGAGGCGGGGGCTAAAAAAGCCCTACTCGATATTGGATTAAGCGAGGATAAAGACTTGCTGACTGATGTCTCTGAGCTTAGATCACTGCTAGATTCGTGGCGCACTGCAAAACGAACGGCGGGTAAAACCATCGTTCAGGCGCTAACTACGCTGTTCCTAGCCGCACTAGTGGCGGGCGCATATTTCAATTTCACGGACAAACAATGATGAAAAACCTATTTATATTCGTTCTTGTATTAATGAGCAGCTACGCACAGGCGGCTAGATACCAAATATGCGTTGGCGAGTTTGCGTTCTGTGGCGCTTCAGGTGCTACACCTACCGGGCGCACTATTACAGTGAATACGGCCACTGGAACGGCAGAATTCAACGAGGCTATGGCCGAATGCCCCGTGTTTACTGGCCCCGCAGTAGCGGATGTTTTAGGTGGCAATATGCAAGGTAGCTGCGATGCTCCTAGTGCCAATGAGGTTTGGAGCTTGTTTGCACCAATTGCAGAAGCTCCTATGGCTCCAGACTGGAGTGTACAGCCCGTCGTGCCGAGAGTATTTATCAGTGGCCCAGAGGCCAACTTCAGCAACTTGTTCAGCTTCTTATGCGTCAAGAGCAGAGTTGTCAACGGCGCTCAGTTAGCTAACTGTTTTGGCCCGATCAACGAAAGTTTGCGCGGCGGCTATGTAACGTCCGGCACTTCAATGCTTACCGGGTCTCCAGACGGCGTAACATTGCCCGTCTCTGCACCGTTACCGTAAATGAGCCACTTCGAGACAGCCTTGGTAGCAGAGGCCGTTGACGGTGGCTGGATGCTGCATGAAGACTTGGTTTATCATAGCGATATTCTTGGGCATGTTGTCACTGTGCCTACCGGCTACACGACTGACCTAGCAAGTGTACCAAGGTTACTACGGTGGGTAGTTCCTGTCGCTAATGCCAAGAACAGAAAAGCGGCGGTGGTCCATGATTACCTATGCACACATGGCGATGGTGTCGTTAAGAACCAAAAACAATCAGATAGGGTATTCCGAGAAGCATTGGGCGTACTAGGTCTTGGGCGGTTTAAGTCAGGCGCTCTGTATTACCCAGTGCGTACGTTTCAGTCTATTAAAGGATGGTTCGCATGAGATTACTTATTTTAGGTGTTGCGTGTTACGCACTAGCTGCTTGTACTCAGCTCAACAGCTTAGAGATTACGCCGGAGGACAACGCTATGGCCTGTGTTAAGGGCAGCACTACAGCGACTAGTGGTTTATTCGGGGGTAACATATCTGGAATAACCGTGGAGGTGCCTTCTACTGTGGATACCTCTAACTGGACTGCGGAAGACTGGAAGACTCTAGCCGAGCTTTGCGACTAGTATGCAGAACCTACTTGAGATGCTAAAGCGCCACGAGGGTGAAGTAGTTACCAATGGTCGCCATGTAGCTTATAAATGCTCTGCCGGATACTGGACGGTGGGTGTTGGCAGGAATGTAGACCCCAATGGGGGGATAGGTTTGTCTCAAGAAGAAGTTGATATGCTTCTTGAAAACGATATTACCAGAGTAATCAAAGAGTTGGCCTCAGAATACCCGTGGTTTAATGACCTTGATGATGTACGAAAAGATGCTATGATTGACATCAGTTTTAACCTCGGAGCTACGCGTTTGCGTGGTTTTCGACGCGCATTGGCTGCGATGGAAGCAGCTAGCTACAAAGAAGCCAGCACCGAATTTTTAGACAGTAAATGGGCCAAGCAAGTGGGTGGCCGTGCTTTGGAGCTAGCAGATATGATCGCCAGTGGCGAATATGCGCTATGAGGTTAGAAAATGCCCTTACAGAAACTACAGTTTAAGCCCGGAGTTGACCGCGAGAATACGCGCTACGCTGCCGAGGGCAGTTGGTACGAGACCAACAAAGTGCGGTTCAGACGGGGTATGCCTCAGAAGATCGGTGGGTGGGTGCGCCTGTCTAGTGCTACTTTTCTTGGCGTCTGCCGCTCTATGCTCAACTGGATAACCCTCCAAGGACAAAACCTCGTTTCTGTAGGCACTAACCTCAAGTACTACATCGAGCGTGGTGGGGCTTACTACGACATTACCCCCATACGGTCCACAGTAGTTCTTACTGATCCCTTCACTACCTTTTTAGGCTCTGCGGTTGTCCGTGTAGATGACGTTAGTCATGGTGCGCTTGAAGGAGACTTCGTTACGTTCAGCGGGGCGACTGCTGTTGGTGGGCTAACCCTGAACAACGAGTACCAGATAAGCCTGATCGACTCTGATTCTTACACTATTACCGCTGAGACTACCGCTTCTTCTACCGCTACGGGCGGTGGCACTGTTACTGCGGCATACCAAATCAACACGGGCAACGAGATTGCAGTGCCTTTTACTGGGTGGAGTGCGGGTACTTGGGGGGCGAATACATGGGGTAACAGTGGTTCTACACTTGCTCCTATGCGGCTTTGGAGTCAGGCTAACTTCGGTGAGGACCTGTTCTTTACCTATCGTGGCGGTGAGCTTTTCTACTGGGATGCGAGCAATGACTTAACTACTCGTGCGGTCTATGTGTCTTTTCTTGCTGGTGCGTCAGACGTTCCTACTATAGTCAACAAGGCGTTTGTGTCTGACATCTTTCGGTTTGCATTTTGTTTTGGTGCAAACGATTTGGGTACTAGCGTGCTTGATCCTATGCTTATTCGTTGGTCTGACCAAGAAGATGTAGCTAACTGGACGCCCGCCGCTACTAACCAAGCAGGCAGTCTGCGCCTCTCCCGAGGTAGTGAGATCATTACCGCATTACAAGCCCGTCAGGAAGTTCTAGTTTGGACTGATACAGCCCTGTACGGCATGCAGTACTTAGGCGCTCCAGAGGTTTGGGGTGCGCAGCTACTCGGTGACAACATTACTATAGCTAGCACTAACGCTGCGGTATATTCGGGCAACATTGCGTATTGGATGGGTACCGATAAGTTCTACCTCTACGATGGTACGGTTCAGACGCTGCCTTGTTCAGTTCGCAGCTATGTGTTCAACGATTTTAACTTCTCTCAGTATGCCCAAGTTGTGGCGGGTACTAACGAGCGGTTCGATGAGATTTGGTGGTTCTACTGCTCCGCCGAGTCTACCCAGAATGACCGCTACGTGGTCTATAATTACATGCAGAACATTTGGTACTACGGCACTCTATCGCGCAGTGCTTGGATCGACGCTGATCTGAGAGAAAATCCCATGGCGGCTACGTACAGCAACAACTTGGTTAACCACGAAGTGGGCTACGACTGCCAAGAAGGTGTTACCCCCAATCCTATTACAGCTACGCTAGTGTCCTCTGAGTTTGACTTGGACGACGGCGATAAGTTTATGTTTGTTAAAAGAATGTTACCTGACGTAACGTTTGAAGGTTCTACGGCTGATGCCCCTGCGGCTACTATGACTCTATCTCCTATGGAGAACTCTGGT